CCAGCGCGACCAGGCTGCTGACGAAGCGGAAATCCTGGCCGAAATTCGGGCGGGCTGCTGATGTTCGCGGTTTACTATGACCACGACACGCCGTCCGGTGTGACCCTGCGCAGCGTCATGCTGACGGATGGCGCATGGACCAGTCCGCGCAATTGCTACATGCGCGAATTCGGCGTCACGTGGCACATCCCGCGCCTGTTCGACGCGCACGACCAGGCGAACGACTGGATGTCCAAAAACCTGGCGCCGCTGCTGTGCTACCGAATCGGCGAATATAATGGCCCGACCGAACCGTGGGACCGTCCCGAAAAATGACGTTCCACGTGGAACACTTTGGCCCGCCGCGTGCGGGCTTTTTTTTGGTTGTTGACTTCGACGAAATGTTCAGGCAAAAAAGTGGACCCGCGCAGGTTGACCGCCTGCCGGGTCCATGATCGGTTTGGAAAATGTATTCGCTGCGATGCGGAACCGATGCGCCGGATTCTACCGGACAGCATCCAACCACCGCAACCAGCAACACTTTCGAACCTTCTGCGTCGGATAACGGCGGGCAGTTCATGGTTTTGGCCACTACCGTGGGAAAGTGCAACAGTGGCGCATGGCAAGGCGAACAGGTGAATGCCGCACAAATAGCACCGGCCGGGTGATAGTCGCACCGCGAAATCACGTCCTGGTTGTCCGCAAATCCTGCCACTGGCGGGAACTTGCGGCTGCCAGGCTACTGAACGCCCACGAAAACTGACTGACAATTCACACCAACAAAACAGGGGAACGTGATGTTTCTAATACTGCGAAGGAATCCAAAGTGTGCCCACCTGGTCGATGGAAACCGCACCACCTGCGGCATGTATCTGCTGCGACCATCCACCAATCGTTTGAAATATCGGACCAGTCGATCGAACGATTGCCTGCCAATTTGCGGCAACTGCGAACGAATGCGCCAGGCGACCAGCAGGCAAAACCGCAGCCATCACCTGGATCAAATTGCTACCATGACCACATCGACGACACTGCAATGACGGAAACTTCGATGGATGATCTGAAACGAATGACCTGCGAAAAAATGAACATCGTGGTGAATTTTGGCAATGATGGCGCGTTCAGATTCTACGCCGCAGCCGGCGAAATCCAGGTCGATCAAATCATCACCATCCCGGTCAATGCTGACGGTGGAATGGACTGCTGCGTCATGTGGGTCGGTGATCCGTTCGTCGATCCTAACCTGGGCAGCATGGTCGAATTTCGGGTCGTGGCAGTGGATGACGTGCCGGCATTCAAAAAACTGTTGGCCGAACACGCGAAGACGTTGCACTGATGGCCGACCTATTCGACGACGAACCGAAACCGAACAGCCCGGAAGACATCGGCGGATTCGTGCCCAGGGCTGAACGCGGGCCGAAACCCTGGGAAACCAGTCACCCGGATCATCCCGCACAGCGCAGCCACAACAAACTGCAACCAGGCGAAGACGCGCCGGCATCCTGGAACGTGGCCAACATCGAAATGGGCATCGCTGAAATGCGCACGTTCCTGGGCTGGTGCGACGACCACAAAATCGACACCACTGGCCACACGGTCGGCAGCCTATACGTGGCCCTGAATGCGCACGGCAAACAGTCGTTCCGATGGCTGTGTCAGCAGTTGGTGAATTCGAAGGCGACGTCGCTGCCAGCAGTCGGAAACATCAGCAAGGCAATCAAGGCCCGCCAGCCTGGTTTGTTGTATGCTGCGGACGAACCCGAACGGCGGGCGTGACGCTGGCCACCACATTGGAGTGATCACCATGTCTTTGAATCGAACCCAAAATTGTCACGTTCACCGCCTTCGCCACCGCAAACGCACGTCCGACACCCGCAGCAATTTGCGCAAGTTTGCCGAATACCTGCGCGCCCAGGCGGCCCGCCTGAACACTGTTGGCACGGTCGCCGGCGTCACCGAACTGGAAGTCGAAACCGCCCACCGAACACCGCAGGCACTGCGGGCTGAATCAGTGCAGGCCCGCTATGTGCGCGGCGCGACCACGAACGCACAAGTGACTGCCCTGGGCATCCCTGTCGCATAGTTTTCGGCGTACCCGCCCGGCCCGCCTTGTGCGGGCCTTTTTTTGGTATGGACTTCCCATTTGTTGCGCAGTGTGCGACGATTCTGGCCATGAACACCTGGGCCACCAATCACATGATCATCGAAGGCACAAAATACCGGCTGGACACGCTGACCGCTGACGGCAAAATCGCCGGTTGGATTGTTCGGCGTGCCTGCAATGTCTTCCACGCCTACCTGCCGCCGGCCAGGCTAAACACGCCCGAAGACGGCCTGGGCCACGACGCGGTGGTCGATCTGCTGGCTGACGGCCGCCTATTGGGTGCTGCGCCCGATGTGGAAGGCGCCCGGCAGTTGATTGAAAACGAACTGGACGTCCACGACAGTGGCATCCGACCAGTGCCCAATTTCGTGCACCAGGTGACGCATGGCGAAGAATAGGCCGCCGCGGTGGGTGTTGTCGCAGCGTGACGTCGATGTCCTGCGGGTGTTGACGCAGGCCGCCCTGGTTGGCTGCCTGTTGTGGGCTGCCTGGACTGGTCAGTGGTGGTTCGTCGCCGGCAACATCGTCGCCCTGGTCGTCACACGCAAACGCTGGCGCGGTTAGAAATTCGGCAGGGCCGGCGGCGTATATAGCGCAGTCGGCGGCGTGAACCCCGACACCCACTTCGCTGAACGCGTCCACGCGATGTTTTGCAAATTCCCTTCCATGTACAGGTTGCCGGCGGTGTCATTTGCGTGGCCCATAGTCCACACCCTGAACGGCGTGTTGATGATGTCGGTGGTGATGGCATCGCTGGCGCCATCGTTGGTTTGCACGACGCCATCGACGAACAGGAACACGCTGCTGCCACTGCGCACGACCGCCAGGTGATACCACTGATTCAGCGTCGGCGTGAATGCTGTGAACACGCGTTTGTCGTCGGTGCCGTTGGTGGACCAGTGGAATTCCAGGCTGTGCGGCGGGCCGGCGTTATCCATGACACTGAAATGGAACCCGCGCAGGTTGCCGGTCGCCAGCCAGTGCGCGATCAGGTTGGCACCGCCGTTTTGGTCCGGGTCGTCGGTGAAATACGCCCTGGCTTCGATCGTGAAATCGTCATCGACCAGGGCGACGGATTCGGAACGCGTCCATTGCATATAGTCGCCAGTGCCATCGAACCGCACGGTGATGTTGTCGCCGCCTTGCAGCGCACCAGCGACGTCATCGTCCATTTGCGCATTGCCCACGAACGTCAGCCAGGCGCCGCGCAGGTCATCCGTTTGCAGCACCAGGTCGGTGGCAAATGCGTCCGGCCCGACATCCGCCAGCCACAGGAAACCGAAATCGTCGGGGTCGGCCGTCAGTCCATCGTTCGGCGTGGCATACGGCGCCACCGGGATGGTGTAGCTGCTGCCGTTATAGATTGCCCGGTTTTCGATGTTCACTTCGTCGATCCAGCCATTGAACGGAATTAGTGCCGCGGCGCCGCTGGTCGTGCCGTATATGCGGCCGATTGTCACCGGCTGGCCCGGCGTCGTCAGTGGGTCTTGCCCGCTTTGGTCGTTGTTGTACATGCGCGGCGTCGAAAGGAAGTGATCCACCAATTGCGAAACCCGGTTGCCTTCGAAATAGAAATGCAAGTCATTGCCCACGCGGACCATCGCCGCGTGATACCAAACGCCCGATGACATCGCTGGCACCGTGGCATGGAATTCTGTTTGATCCGCCCACTGCCCTGCCGGCAGTGTTGCCCTGGAAAACGTGATCTGCGTGGCGCTGTTGATATACCACGTCCAGTCGTTGCGCCCGCCAGTGCTGCGGCTGTTTTTGCCGATCAGGCACATGTCAGCGCCAGGCGCGACGGCGAACCGGAAAAAGCATTCCATCGTCCAGTTGCCGCGTTTGAAATCGAATGATGGATGCGCGAATCCGACCGTTTCAGGCAACCATGCGCCATCGCACAGCGCCACCGTCAGATTGCCGACACCATCGGAACGCATGGAACTGCCACCGAACTGACTTTGCGCGGTGTCGATTTCGCTGGTGCCGCCGATCATCACCTGGAAATGGTTGGGTTCGTCGGACGGATACGTGGTGACGCCCAGGGTGTCATCGAAATGCGCCAGCAGCGGATATAAGGCCCGGCCGTCAGGGAATGGGATGGTGTCCAGCGTGTAACTGGCGCCACTGCGCACGGCCGCCGGCACCAGGCGGAATTCGTCGATGTTGCCGTCGAAGAAATTGACCAAATCACCGCCGCCACCGATGCGGAAATCCGCACTGGATCGGAAATAGACCGACGCCTGCGTGACCGCAGTGCCCAGGCGCGTGCCGTCGATGTAGCACGACCAGGACGTGCCATTTTTCACCAGCGCGATCGCGTACCAGGTGGACAGCGTTGGCACGAATGTGCCGGTGTGAACGGCAAATGCCACCAGGTTGGTGCCGCTGGTGCTGATGTTGGCCCGGAACGTGTTGGTGCCGGGTTCATAATAAAACTGGATTCCGCGTTCGATCGTGTTGTCCCACTGTTCGAAAATCATGGGGAAACTGGCTTCGGACACGAAAAACAGGCGGGCTTCGATCGTGAAATTGCCGCGGATGTCGAATTCCCTGCGCGCCCTGGTGATGATGCCGTTGCCGGCCGCATCGACGACCAACAGGCTGGCGCCACCGAAGACGGACTGCGCTGTGTCGATTTCGGTGCTGCCGTTCGCAACCACAGGCACCAGGTATTTGCTGCCGTCCACGATCACGGTGCTGGCATCAGCGCCATCGAACCGCAGCGACAGGATCGGCGCCGATGGCAACACGCTGAAAATGCCGTTGGCCACAAAGTCCAGGTCCATCGTGTCGTGACTGATTTGCAGCGCAGCCTGTCCGGCCGGGCTGTGCCTGGTTTCGACTTCCAGGCGTGCGTTGAAACTGAACCCGACCGCGCCGCCGGCGATCATGGCCGATTTCAAAACGTCGAACTGGTCGGTGGCCGTGGCCTGCGCCACGTAGCCGGCGGACAGCGCCAGCGCGTTCGACCTGGCTGCCGTTGGGTCCACGTCCAGGTCGTGAATCCACCAGGCCAATTCCAGCACCTGTTCGGTGACGTCCGTGGGATTGAACCCGGTTTGATCAAACGCCAGGGCCTGCAATGACGTCAGGATGTTCTGATTGTTATACGCCCGCAACTGCGGCACGGACTGCCCGCCAGCCAGCCCGGTGTTGGGTCCGGCAGTGATCAGGCGTTCGAAATCCACAGCAGTGGGAAACACTTGCGCGTTGATGTTCATGGTGATCGGCAGCAATGGTTTGCTGTTACGCGGCCCGGTGAATTCGTCCAGGGATACTTCCGGCAGTGACGTCGCCGCCGCTTCCAGCACCGCATCCGATGGCGAGCGTGGCAGGAATTTCAGGTCCACGCCGTCGCCGATGTTGTAGGTTTCGCCGCCCATGCCCAGGCCGCCGGTCCAAATGAACCACACCTGCGCACCGATCGCGTGCGGTTTCATTGGCGTGTCCATCGCTGCGCGCCAGGTGTTTTCCAGGCGGATGCCGGCGCCGTCATCGACTATTTCGTCGAAAATGATGAATTCTTCGTCCGCCAGGCCGGGACTGATGACTGCGATGCCGGCCGCGTCACCTGGTCCGGGCGCATAGGTGTCGATCAGGCCGTCCAGCGATCCAGTGATCGGATCGACCTGGATGCTGAAACTGCCGTTGCCAGTCTGCCAGGACGTCAGGGCGCCGCGTAGCGTGCCGACCTGCATGAAACCACCGCGCACAAAATCCGTGGACGTGTAGGCGCCTGCAAACGCTGCCGGCGGATTGCGCACGCGCCGCACGACTTCGTATTCGGTCGGCGTGTTGCCTGTGTTGCGGCGTGCCAAAGTCGAAATCCGTGGCACTGAATTCGGGTTCAGGTCATAGCGCATCAGGATGAACGGCGTTTCGAAGGCTGCCTGGTCATTGACGCCGAAAGGAATCACCACCTGGATCGGCGGCACGAAATCGGAAGGCGGCGTCACGGTGACGGTGGCCGTGTCAGTGTCGAACACGTCCTGGGCGACTTCGAATTCCATCGTGTTTTTCTGCACGTTGCCGACCGTGGCTTTGGTGATGCGCACCGCCAGGTTGACTTCGTTGATTTTCGGATCGGTCAGCGAAATGATCGAACCAGGGCGCAGCGCGTAGGACGTGCGGTCCAGTTCGATGGTGCCCGACCCAACTGGCTGCGCGAACTGCCGGCGTGTGCGTGCGGCGATGTTGCTGGCCACCTGCGCCGTGTGAACGCCCTGGAATCGCAGTTCCTTCGTTTTGGTTTTGCCGCCCTGGATGATGCGATTGCCAGGCGCCAGTTCGACCGCGTGCGTTTCGTTCCACTGTTTGGCGCGGTCGGTGTAGCGGATGCGGATGCGATTGAATGTTTGCGACCAGTCACCCTTCGACCATTTTTTGATGGCCACGATGTTGGTGGCGTTGGCCTGGAATTCACTGGCCAGCACGTAGTCCAAACGCGCCAGCGTGACTTCGATGCGCCCGGTGATCGGATTGGGTCCGATGTAGCCGTCCACATGCTGTTCGATGGTGTCCTGGATTTGCCCGGTGGTGGTCTGTTCGTCGATCGCCTGGCTGAATCCAATGCCTTCGGCGAAGACGGTGGCCGCGGCAGCCTGGAACGATGGCGTGTCCACATCGGACGGCGGAAAATTCCGGCCCCACCGTTCGTTCAAATACAGTTCATAGGCCACTGAAATCGGGTTCGCATCGGGTCCGATGAAATGCGTGTTGCCAGCCAGGCCCAGGCGATTGCCCAGGCCACCGTTTGCAATGGTGTCAAATGCCTGCACCGCGACGCGAATATATCGCAGGTTGTTGGACTCGCCGATGTTGGCGCCCACGGTTTCGGACAGGTCCGTGATCACCACATAGGCGGTTCCGCGGTACGCTGGCAGCGGCGAAATGCGGCTGTTCAAAAAGGCGCTGACCGCCTGGGTGTCGCTGCCGTTGTGCAGGCGCAGGCGCCCGACGAACCCGCCACCGTTGTCAACACCGCCAAACAGGTCGTCGCGGTCGATGTCCACCACCGTTTGCGGAATGCCGCCGGCATCGGTCACATGGTTGAACACTTCGTCGTCGCCGATCCACACGCCGACGATGCCCGCCACTTCGTTTTTGCACAGGGCATATTGCAGCGCCAGTTCATACGTGAATCCGATCGTTTCTTCCTCTTTGAAAATGACGCCGGTGGTGACGGTGCGTTCGACAGCAGCGAAATCCCCGTACCACACGCAGTTCGGTGCTTCGACGCGCACGGTGCCGCCTGGAATGATCGGAACCACGCGCCCTTCGGTGGCTGTCGGGATGTTGAAATCGCCGATGCCGCTGGCCGTTTGTGATGGCAGGCGTTCGCGGAAATAGTCCGACAGCACAAACGACACGACCCACATGAACAATTGAAACCACATTAGGTTTGAATCCCTGCGAATTTGGTGGGACTGGTGCGCGTGCCAGGCGGCAGTTCGGTGTTCGCCGGGTCTATCTCCGGGATGTACGGGAACCCCTGGAAATTGATGGCGTTGTCGAATTTTTTGTGGCACGTGGTGATCGACAGGTCGCAGCCGGCGTACACGTTCGCGCCGTCGCTGACGATGAAATCACGGAACGGCAGGATGACGCGCACTTTGTCAGGATCGCCGGACACGTTACCTTCCACGATGTCGCGGACTTCGCCTTTGCCGGTCTGCACATAGCCGCCCTGGAAATATATGTCCAATTCGGCGGACGTCAGCGGACCAGTGGGTCCGCCCTGGGCGGCGTCGATGGTGGCCGCTTCCAAACGCAGGCCGGTGAACGTCAAAATTTTGCCGGTGCTGTCGATCGCTGACAGTGTGGCAATGAACCGGAAGTCAGTGCGGTCCAGGGTGCAGCCAGGTGACTGGAACAGGAACGCGTTGCACAGGCCGCTGAATGTGTCCGGCGGCGTCGATTCGGAACCGGATGTGATCGGCTGCAATAGCAGGCTGACATCGTTTTCCTGGTGTTCGATGGATGCCACGCTGCCTTTCCAAACGACCTGGATTTCGTTGCCTGGATCGTCCAGGTGGAACCGTTCGATGGTCAGCAGCGTGGTGTTGCTGGTCAATACGCCGGCGTACAGGTTCACCAGTTCGAAATTATTGGGCACGATCATGGTGATGTTGTTGTCGTCGGAATCCTTCGACTGGTTGAACTTGCTGCGGCTGTACGCCATCGGCACGTGGGTGTTGGCGCCGATCGTGACGGATTTCACCGTGTTGGTGCGTCGGAAAACGTCCGTTCCATTGGAAAACGTCAGCAGTTCGACCGGGCTGCCATCGGCAGTTTCAAAGGCGTCGAATGTCATGGCTGGATCACTCCGCGAACACTGAACCGCAGTTCAGCGGTTCCCAAAAATAAATGGCGGAATGTCGCACTGTCGCCGACCATCCGCACCAGCGTCAGCCATTCGATTTTGACATCAGCCGGCACGACACTGCCAGCGCCAGGGATGACCGAATCCACTGTGATGGTTTCGAACGTGGTGTTGTCCACGGCGCTGGTGATGTTGCGCAGGTATTGCACGCCGGCGACCGTGATGCGCACGTCCTGGCGTGGTTTGACGTTGCCCAACAGTGACGAAACGCCCATTGGCTGGATGTCGAACGTGTTGCCGCCCAGGGACAAATCATTGAACAGCGGCAAATCGTTGGTGCCCGTTGGCACGTAGAATTTGCCCCACGATCCGCGCACGAAGTGAATGAATTTTCGCCAGGCATCCTGGTCGGCGAAATCGTTGATGTGGACCAGCATGTCGCTGCCAGGCCGTCCCAGGACTTCCGACCTGCTGACCACCATCGTGCCGGTTTGACTATCCAGGCGCCGCTGGTCGCCTTCGATGCTGCCGCGCCGGCTTTGCCCGGTGAAAAACAGCGGCGATTTCGGAATTGGCAGGCCATCCACCGGGTGCGTGTCGAAATAGCCGGCATCGACCGCGCCGATGTTGTCGTATTCGATCAGGTCGAACGTGACTTGCAAGTCTTCCGCATTGTTCGGGAACGTGGCCACGCGTTGCTGCGCCTGCATGAACCCGAACCGCACCGGCATGACCAGCGTGCCAAGTGGCAGAATTTGACCGACCGCAGCGGCCAGCGTGATGCTGGACGCGTTGAACGTCAGCACTTCGGCAGTGATCGCCGTTTTGTCTTTCAGCACGATCGAAATGGTGTCCGTGATCGCGATTTCCATGCCAGTGGTGTCGATCTGCAACACCGTGTCGATGGCCACCGCGGCGGTCGTCAGCGTCCTGGCCTGAAACCATAGCTGCACGCCTTGCAGCAGGTAGCCGGCGCCCAAAATCAAATTCAGCAGCGTGGTGCGTTCTTTGTTGTCGGTGTGGCGGATGTTGTAGGTGACGCGACTGCGCGGTGTGGCACGCCAGGTCATCGCCTGTTCGCTGCCGTCTTCGGATGGCATGACGTCAGTGCCGAACGTGATTTGTTCCTGGATCGGTCGCTGCGGCACGGTGTTGAACAGGATCACGCGCCTGCCGATCATGCGGATGGTGAAACTGCCCTGCGCGTGCGTGAACGTCACCAGGGCGTCGAATGTTGGATCGCCGACCAGGTTGGCTTCGAACGTGAACACTGTGCTGGCAAAACTTTGCACGGTGACAGGCAGGCCAGGCGTCACCAGCGTCACACCTGAAACGGCCGACACATCCACGGCGGTGATCTGCACAGGGAACCGGAACGTGTTGTGGGCTGTCACGATTGCCTGTTTGGTGGCTGTGATGTTGCCGAAGTCTATGGGATTCGGTGTTCCGCCCAGGCCGAACATGTAGTCTTGCGCGAACCCGCGGGCGACACCTGGCGCCGCGGCCAGCACTGACAGCACGTTGACATCGAACCGCCTGGCGGTGATGGATGCGCCGGTGATGAATGGCACGTCCAGGCCGGTTTTCGGGTCCGCAGGATTAGGCAGCACCGGCAACTGCGGATTGCCTGGCGTGTGGAATAGCGGCCGAAATGGCCCTGCGGCGCCCTGGGCCATCGACTACACCACAGCGCCAGTTTCGACGCGATACGCCAGCCCTTCGAATCCGCTGTACCCTTCGCCGGCCACGGTGTTGTTGCTGTCATTATTGATCATCGGGAAAACCTTGTAATCGGCGCCCTGCACCGTGATCGTTTGTTCGGGCGCGTAGTCCCGCATATTGATGCGGAAGACATCCGGCACCTGGGCGACGATGCCCTGGCGCGTGTCCGACTGGAACGGGAAGGCGGCCGACACATAGATCGGCACCAACACGTTGGCGTTGGCGGTGAAATTGCGATCGCAGGCGAACAGCACGGTGCCCATGTTGGCGTCATAGAAATTTGTCTGCGCGCAGCCGATGCGCGACCGGATCATCCGGTCGCCGACTGCCGTGGTGACTCCGCCATCGCTGGATTTCTGTGCCGGCGATGATGTGACCTGCAATTCGGGCTGTCCGACCGGGATGAAATACTTGTATCCGATGAACGTCAGGTTGAAAACCGCGCCGACACCTGTGCCGGTGGTGCTTTGTTGGGCGATGCCCACCACCGGGTTCGTGTTGCCATCACCAGGCTGCACGTCATAGTCGCCAGCGGTGAAAACCGACACCGCTGTGATCACGCCGCCGGCTTCGGTGTCCACATTCAAAACTGCCGGCGTGCCGGCGCCAGCATGAACGCCGTCAGTCAGTGCGACCGTGATTTTGTCGTTGACCGCGTGGCCAGTGCCGCCGGCATTGACCGCAGCGACTGACACCTGGATCGGGTACAGGTCCGGCATGTAAAACCAGCACGGTGGCACCGTGTTCGGCATCGGCCCACCGAACGCGCCGTTGGCCTGGGTGCCGGCCTGGTTTCGAAATGGCAGGCGGTGCGCGTTGGCGTACGGGTTCAGTTCTTCGTTGGCGCCGGCGCCAATAGGATAGTTCAGCGGGTCCGGGTCCAGCGATGACCAAAAATGCCCGGTGACATAGAACGATTCCGGGTTCAGGTCATTGCCGCCGTCGATCTGCCGCAGCCGGCCGATGTGGAAATGTCGATATTGGCGCGAATTCACTTTCAGGACGCAGTGGATATATTCGCCAGTCGTGTCGCTGAAAAGCCAGTATCCCTGATAAGGCCCCAACACACTGTTCAGCAACAGGTTGCGCTGACTCGGCCCGACACTGCCGGACGTTGGGATGGTGAACGAAGTGTTGGCCGGCGCGTTCGCTGGATTGTTCGGCTGGTCATATATTTCCTGCGTTAAGTCCACACCGTCGCCAGTGAACAGTTGCAGCGAATTGGCCAGCGTGTGCGCGAAGAAATACGGCGACACCGGCGAACCGACTGTGCCGCGGTGCGTCCACACTTCGATTTCCGGCAGCGTGCCGACCACCGGCGCCCTGTTGGCGACCCAATTGCAAATATCCCTAGCGAACGGCAGCCATCGGTCGATCATAAAATCGCCCATGTCGTCATCACCGGGTTCGAAGGCCCCGACTACAAATTCGTGCGGCATTATAAAATCTCCATAGCGACCCACTGGCCCAGGTCGGCGCCGTTGGTGTCAGGGAAAACGATGTATCGGTCGGCTGATGCAAAACTTTCAATTTCTTCGAAGGCCGTCAGGCCGACACCGTGGCAGTTTTCAAATCCGTCGATGTAGCCGATGACCTGCGTGTCGCCGGTGGCCACGCTGATGATGTGCGCCAGCACGGTCAGCGTCATTTGCATTCCGGTGCCGAACGGACTGACGCCCTGGACGCCGAACGAACCGCCCAATGGGAAAATGAACCATCCGCTGGAATCATCCGACAGCACGCCCGAATTCGACGAACTGAACGGATTGGTGTTTTGCGCCCCCAACTGCGGCGCGTGCGTGAACAAATACTGACTGTCTGCCTGGCTGTGCGGCCACATGTTTGCATCCACTGCCACGGTGGTCGCGTTTTCGGCCAGGTTCTTCCACTGCACTGACAGGTTGTCGCGATAGCGGGCTGCCGGAAAAACGCTGGAAAAGGTGCCGATATTCAGCACGCCGGCATTGTTTCCGCCGACGCCGCTTTGCACGTAGGCATCCGAAAATGCACGGATTGCAGTGCTTTGCGCGTGAACCATGCCTGGGAACGGGTAGGACGCATCGACGTTAGTGCGCGGTATGAACAGGCCCAGGCCACCATATTGGACGTTATTGCCATCGCGGGCTGCGACGTTGTTGCGGCGTTCGGTGGTGGACAGGAAAATTTCCGGGTTCTGCGACGGCAGGTTCAGAAACATGGCCGTGGCCGGCGATCCATCCGGCTGTGCGTCGAATGTCTGCCCATTGTCGAAACCACTGGCCACCATCAGCCTGGAACTGTCGTTGCCGGCGCCGGTCACCGTGATCATGCCAACGGTCGCCGGATTCGTGGCTTTCACGCTGGTGGCGATCCATTCAAAATCTGTTGTGTCGTTGGTGTAGGTGCTGCGGTCCAGCGTCCACCTGGCTGTTTCGGTCGTCAGGTCCACCGTCAGGTCATCGTTGCCAGCAGCCGATGCGTTCGTTGTGGCGGCCCCTGTGACGCCTGGCAGCGCCGAATAGGCGCCCGCGCTGATGTATTTGACCGCCGTGACAACACCGCCAGATTGGGCTGTGACGACGCCACGCGCCACAAATGCACCGATGGGCGTGCCACCAACCACATCGAAAGTTTCGCCGACCACGTAGCCGGTGCCGCCGGCATTCACCGCCAGGGCGATCACGTGGTCGTTCACGATCATGTCCAGCATGGCTTTCGAAAAGACTATGCGGCCCAGTGCGCTGACACCGTTGGCGACTAATGTTTCATGGATGAATGGCATTTTTTCAAACTCCCAATGCGCGGCGGAACGCGGTGCGTTTTACCGAAATCCGGTTCAATAGTACCGAATCGCCGGCACCGCCCTGGAATGCGCCGGTGATGTCACTTTCTTCGATGGTGTTCACGATGGTGTTATTGACGACAGGCGCCGCGCCGCCGCCGCCTTCGCCGCGGTCCTGATTCAGCGGCACGATGCTGCCGCCCTGGTTTGGGACGAACGCTTCCCTGTTGAATCGGCCGCCTTCGCCGACCATCACCGCCTGGCCAGCCTGAACACCGCGACCGAACTGTCCACCGCCGAACACGCTGCCGAAGAAATCGACCGCCGTGCCCAAAAGTCCACCGCCGCCGGCGCCGTCCTGCGGTCCCAGGATTTTGTCGAAAATGGCCGCCGCCAGCGCCTGGCTGGCCAGCGACAGCAGCATGTCCGCGAACGCCCGTTCGAAATTGTCCAGGTCTTGCAGGCCCGATTCCAGGAACCCGGCCAGGATGTCCTGGCTGTTTTCGCGGGCGCGTGTTTTGAAATCTTCGATGGCGTCCACCTGTTTGGCCACTGCGCCGGTGGTCGTGTCGAACACGCCTTGCAGTTCCTTTTCGGTGGCGATCAGTTTGGCCAGTTCTTCCACGGTGATGTTTATTTCGCCGTTGTAGTCCGCCAGGATGTCCCTGGCTTCCTGGAACGCGATGGTGGCATCCAGTTGCTGCTGGCCGCCGGTGGCAAAGGCTTCCAACTGTTCGCGCAGGTCCGCCGCATTGTCCGCGGTGTCAATGATGAACCGGCCCAATTCGTCAATTTCGCGTTTGACGGTGGTGACTTTGATTTCTTCCAGCGGGTTGATCATGTCGTCCAGGCGGGCTTTCACACGTGCCGCGTCGGATTCGTTGATCAGGTCTTTGGCGATGAACGCATTGACCAGGGCCAACTGTTCGATGGCCTTTTCGCGACTGGTTTGGAACGATTTGACCAATTCGTCGGCCGCTTTTTGCTGTTCTTCCAGCGCCAGCGCAGCCAGGCGTGCGACTTCGGCGGCGCGTTCTTCGGCGCGTGCGGCATCCGCTGCTGGATCGGGGAAAATGCCACCGTTTTGGATGACTTCCAACTGAATCCGCTTCAATTCCTGCATCGCGTTTTCGATGCCGGCGATTTGTGCTTTGGCGTCGGCCGCTTCGGCTGGATCAATGAACCGGAACGAAAACTGGCCTGGACCAGTGGACACGCTGCCGCCGTTGGCGATCTGTCGCAGGTCGGACAGGCTGCCTTCCAGGTCGTTGATCTGTTTTTCCAACAAATCAGCATCGGGTCCGAATCCGAATTTGGAACTGTTGAACGCAATCGAAAGGCCCTGAATTCCGATGGCCAGGCCGTTCAGTCCCTTCGCCAGTGCGCTGGTGGCGCCCAGGGCATCGTCCAGGGTGCCGATGAACAACAGGCTGGCGTTGCGCACCTGCGTGACGGCATCGCCGACAGTCAGCGGGATGTCGCCGAATTCTTCGTTGACCGATGCGGCACTGGCTTCCAATGCGGTGGCGACCAGTTCGGCGGTCAGTTTTCCTTCGGCGCCCAATTTGCGCAATTCGCCGATCGTGACGCCCAGGCCGTTGGCAATGGCACGCGCCAGTTCCGGCGTTTGTTCCAACACGCTGTTCAGTTCTTCGCCACGCAATGCACCGGACGCAAAACCCTGCCCCAACTGGAACAGCGCCGCACGTGCCGATTCAGGCGCGGCCCTGGACAGGGCGATGGCTTTGGAAATGGTGTCCGTCAAATTGATGACGCGTTCGCTGGTGAAATCCGTGGACCGTGCCAGGCGCGTGTATAGGTCGGCCGTGGCTTCGATCGGCTGCCTGGTTGCCTGGGCGACGTCGAACAGTTGCTGCTGCACCTGCAACAGTTGGCCCTGGCTGTCGGTCACCAGTTTCAACTGGCCATTCAATTGCTGCCAGGCGTCCGCGGTTTGGATGATTTGCCGCACGCCCAGGGATGCGACGATGCCGATGATGCCCTGTTTCAGCAGCGCGAAACCCTGTCCGGCGCCAGTTGCCGATTGTTCCAACTGTCCCAGGTCCGCTTTGGCAGCGGTGACGCCCTTTTTGACGCCGCTGGAATCGACGACGATGCGGATGACTCTATCGACCATCGGACTGCCCCTTCGGTGGTTCTTCGTGTTTGTCGGGCGCGGTGTTGGCCTGGATCATTTCATCGTCGAACCGCCACACGTAGCGTTTCATTTCGTCCACGTTCAGGCCGTGGTGGCGGCAATAGTTTGCGATGGCGGACCAGGGAATGCGCTGGATGATGGCTTTTTTGTCTTTGAACAGTGACGGCGGCCGTTCCGTTTGCAGGTCCATGTAGGCGGTCCAATACAGGTTGAAACGCGGGTCCACGGTCGGCGGTTTTTCGATGACTTCGGGAACGGCCAGGCCGCGTTCGGCATAGCTTGCTGCGATGTGGCCCTGGTCTTTCGGTTGGTGTCCGCGCAGGCCGTGGCGCAGCAC